ATGGCTAGAAAGAAAGTGACCTGCCACCTATGCGGCGAGAAGTTTGACTATCGTCGTAGACAACTTGGCTACAACTTCTGTCTCGACTGCGGAGACATCCGCGCCGAACAACACCGTGCGTCATGGTGCGTTGCACCTATCGCACACAAGCAAGCGGCGACACTTATCACACGCCGCGAAGACCTACTCGGTCTAAACAAATATGCTAACTAATGGAGAGCAAAATGAACGCTATGAATCAATTCAACGGTAGTGAAGCACTACCACAGAACGCACCGACACTCGCATCGTCTTCGATGCTTGGCGAGCTAAACATCCGTAACTGGATCGGACGCAAACTCGACAAGCGCGCATCACAAGATGTTGTCACACAAAACCACGCAGAGGCAGGTGTTGCCAACGTCAACAAAAAGCTACTCGCCGACAGTGACAACTTACGTGCGATACAGCAACACGTGAATGCGACACGCGGCATACACGCTGCGATGACAATGCCTTGGTCAAACTCTGGCCTACGTCTGCTGCCAACCAAAATCTATTTCAAATACAATCAAACCATAACGCAGATGCAGAATGAGTTCTATCGTCTGGTCGAGGACTTCCTTGCCAGCTACAACGACGAGGTGATCGACGTGCAGATGAAGCTTGGCAACTTGTTTTCACGTGATGACTATCCCACAATCGAGACCTTGCGCCGTAAGTTCTCTTTCACCATAAACTACATGCCCCTGCCAGATGCAGGTGACTTCCGCGTCGATATTGGCAACGAGGCGTTGAACGAGGTGCAGCAGAAGTACCAAGAGTTCTACGCCACGCAATACGAACGTGCGATGAACGATGTGTGGACACGTCTGCACGATGCTCTCACTCGTATGTCGGAGCGTCTGGACTACAGCAGCAAAGAGGACAAGAAAGTATTCCGCGATACACTTGTGACAAACGTCACCGAGATGATCGAATTGCTGCGGGTGTTCAATGTAACCAATTCAACTCAGATGGCTGCGATGGCAGACCGTTTGGATGAAGCCATGTCGGGTGTTACGCCCGATGCCCTGCGCGAGGATGACTATTTCCGCGCCGAAACTAAAGCAGCGGTGGACGCTGCGATCAAAGCGTTGCCATCTCTTGACCTGTAGATCTAGGGTAATGGCACACACCAAAACAACTTTCTGTGTAATGGAGAACACAAAATGACTAACCAAGCACAAGCAATGTACGCCCTGTCACTCGACCAGTGCGTTGATCTTATCAAAGCGGTGGGCCACAAGCGCACCGTCCTGATGCAGGGTGACATGGGTAACGGCAAATCGTCAACCCTGACAACGCTGGCAGAAGCGTTGCCGACACACACCCCTGTGTATTTTGACTGCACCACAAAAGACCTTGGCGACATGATGATCCCATCGTTGCAAACTGTGGAGACAGATAACTGTGTACGCATGGTGCCTAACGAGGAGTTGGGTGCGCATCACGAAGGTCCGATTATCCTGATGATTGACGAGTTTGGCAAAGCTAATCCCGCAGTCAAGAATGGTATGCTGCGTCTGATGCTAGAACGTAAGATTGGTAGTGTTTCACTACATCCCGACAGTATTGTGTTCGCTACTACAAACAAAGGTAGCGAGGGTGTTGGTGACTTGTTGCCACCTCATGCACGTAACCGCATCACAGTCGTGCAAGTTCGTAAGACCGACCACATGGACTGGATCGAATGGGGTATCAACAACGGTATCGACCACACGTTGTTGGGTTGGGTGAAAGACACTCCGCAACTGATGCAGTCGTTCGAGGAAGTCAGAGATCCAGAGGAGAACCCCTACATCTTCCATCCGAAAGCGCCACGCGCTGCGTTTGTTACACCAAGATCTTTACACGCGGCGTCTGACATACTGCACACCCGTGCGAACCTTGACGACCAGACGCTAACCGCTGCCCTGATGGGTACAATCGGTGATCGGGCTGCGATGGACCTGATGGCATTCGTGAAGATGGCTGATCAACTGCCTTCACTGCAATCAATCAAGGACAGTCCGAAAGATGCGAAAGTGCCTACCTCAGCAGCAGCCGTTTGTATGGTTGTGTACAGAACTTTGTCTGCGTTGGACAAAGACTGGCTCAACTCTTGGATGGATTACTTGCCACGTCTCGACGCCGAGGCACAAGCATTGTTTGCTAACGGTGTTCGCTCACCGAAGTACAGCAAGCAGTCTATGGTGATGACTAACAAGAAGTTCACCGAATGGGCGATGCAGAACAGCCACCTTTATACAGCGGACAAAGTGTAATGGATTGGTATCTGATGAAAGAGGACGGCATCGAGTTCTGGACACAGTGCGAGAGCCGCGAACAAGCATTGGAAGATGCAGCCATGTGGAATGCCGAAGTAATTCGGCAAGCCACAATCGTAGAAGCACATCACTTGGAGAATGACTGATGTTTATGCAAAACTTAACAGAGGAGCAACGGCTGACAAAAGCCGTTGTCGCCATAATGAGCAACCCGAAGTACGTACACTTGGCATCTGTTCTGATGATCGGCAAGCGCGAGATCGTGGAAGATTACGCAGACGGTGTAAGTATAACTGCGTATACTAACGGACGTGACGAGTTCTATGGACGTAACTTCGTAAAGCTACTGAACGATGCAGAGTTACGTTTCCTTGTGTTGCACGAAGTGTATCACAAACTCTACAAGCACCTGCACATCTGGCGTCACCTGTATGACGAGAACCCACAACTCGCTAACTGTGCGAACGACTACGTGATCAACATTAAGATTGCTGACGAGAACACAGACAAGTTCGCCACCATGACAGGAGCCTTGGAGAAAGGATGTTACGACGAGAAGTATCGTGGCATGGATAGCGCACAGGTATACAAGTTGCTGTGTGATGAACAACAGAACGACGGAGGCGGGCGCAGTAAAAGCGGTGGCGCTGGTGACGGTGGTAGTGAAACACTACCGAACGGACAGGCTCCCTTCGATCAACATGATTGGGAAGGTGCGCAGGAAATGGACGCCGAGGAGAGGCGTGAACTGGCACGTGAACTTGACGAGGCTATTCGCCAAGGTGCGTTGGTGGCAAGTAAGACGGGCAGCGGTGGTGATCGTGACCTTGAAGAACTGTTGAAACCGCAGGTAGATTGGCGCGAGGTACTGCGTGAGTTTGTGTGCAATACTTGTGCAGGGTCAGACTACAGCACATATCGCAAACCAAACCGCAGATACATCGGCATGGGTATCGTCATGCCAAGCGGCATCGCCGAAACTGTTGGTGAACTTGTGCTGGCTATCGACACGTCTGGTTCTATCGGGCAGCGTGAACTCACTGCGTTCTTGTCTGAGATCAAAGAGATCTGTGATACGGTACGTCCTGACGGTGTACGTGTACTTTACTGGGACACACAAATTTGTCGTGACGAGAAGTATAACGCTCGCCAGCTCGATGATCTGGTCAAGTCTACCAAACCAGCAGGGGGTGGTGGCACTGACGTGACATGCGTCACCGACTACATTCGTGACAACAACATCAACGCGCAAGCGGCTATCGTCCTGACAGATGGCTACCTGTTCGGTGGTTGGGGTCAGTGGTCGATGCCTGTCCTCTGGTGCATCATGGACAATGACAACGCCAACCCAAGTGTCGGCAGCAAAGTGAACATCACGTCGAGGGACATATGATTGAGTTCTTCACAATCTTGTTCATTGATTACGAGGTTCCAGAATACGGTGCAGCGCCGATGGCAAGTATCGTTTATGCGACCGAGGATCACTGCCAACAAGCAATGGATCGGGGTCTAGCTGACCCCATCTATGACCACCTGACGGGCCTGTATAGTAATGACATAATGATGTTTTGTTACGTTACAGATACCGTTTCAACTTACATAAGGCCGAGAGCCAGACCAATGGAGAATAGCTAATGGCACTTTACTATACTAAAATAAGAAACTTTGAGGGTGTAGTGAAACACTACGAAGATACGAAGGTACTTGTTTCGTCCAAGCACCCACGTTCACATGACGTACGTCCTATCGGTGATCGTGCACGTAAATGGGAGCGTATCGTCAAGGTAAGCCGAAACTGCTACGCACTGAGCGATGGCTACCATCGTGGCGATCCGCTATTTTCTGGTTGGCCTGTTGGTGGCGGTGCAACGGGTGACATGTGTTACTATGCGCCGCTCGTGTGGCGTAAACACAGAGACGGTACAACATCTTTGCGTGTGATGAATGGTACAGGCCCATCAGACGCAGCCTTTAACAGCAGGTATAGTTTCTTACAACGCAACTTACCGTTCGGTCTAAGTTTGGTTATCAACAACGGTAAGCAGTACATACTGTGCAACGGGACAAAACACTATCTTGCCAAGAACAAGAAGGCACTACCGCATGAATACGCGAACAAGACTAAGAGCAGGTGGGATAAGTGGAAGCAGAAGCACGATGACAACAGTGCTTTGGTGTTTATACAGAACGAGGATGGGTCGTGGAGACACGATGGCAAGTCCGGTAGGTCTGTGCCTGTCGCACCACGTGTAAACAAGTCTGAGAAAGATAAGTACAAGGACGCTATCAAAAAGTTCTTTGAGTGGGGTATGACAATGACGCCGCTGCTGCCGCTAGAAGATGACGAGTACATGCAGAATAAGATGGCGGAGATAAACAGATTTTTCTCTGACAGGCCCGACATTGATCATAGGTGGGTGTACCGCAATCCTTGGCTACCGAAGTACGCACGTGAAGTGCTTCAATTCGAGGAGCATCCCATGCGTCTGAACTACTGGTTGATGTTTGCAAAGACCACAGGCGATGGTTGGTATTACAATCGTGAGTACCTAATCAAGAAAATACAAACCAAAGACGACCTGCAAAAAGTACGTAGACAGTACAACTACTTTATAAACAACAACGCAGGTTTCGTAACAAAGGAGAACAACAATGACTAACAAAATTTATATGCCGCTGATAACGGTCAAAGAGGCCAAGCAGCAGGCCAATGCAGCAGGTGCCGAGACGCGGTGGAGCAGCGAACTCAGGGAGTTTGCGGATGAACTGATGCGGAAGATGAAAGGCTACAAGGTAGCGCCTAGAGCCGCTCAGAGTAATCTTGCATGGGTGTACCGAGAAGGTGACAACTACTGTATGGGTGAGATAGGGTTCGGGGATTTCTTGAAAGGTGGTGATGGGACGAAGCGTTACGCTGTGTTCTCGCCGCAAATCTTCAACGGTAAGTACGGACATGGTAGGCACCTAAATATGCGGGTAACGACCTCACTGAAACAAGCTGTGAAGAACTGTGCCGCACTGCGTCCATTGTCAATAGCGCAGATCCTTCAGCTATCAGGAGACAGATGTTCTAGTGCGTCACGTAATGTCATAGACGAAGCGCGTAAGGTTGCGAAAGAAGTAAAGAGAGAACTTTTACCCAGCTTGTTTGACACTGGTGAATATGGGTTCAGTAGACCCAATGCACTTCAAGCGGAACTGAAGCATCTGGTGGAAACAGGTTACGAGTTTATGAATGCCGAAGTTGGTGAAAAACTTAATACGTTCTTCAACTCCATGAAAGAACTCAACGCTACTGAAAATTCTGAGTCGGAACCGTTTACTTTTGTTGAAGCGATCTCAGTGTTTGGCAAACCTAAGTATCGTGTTGCCGAGAACATAGACGTACACAAAAGTACGTTTTCGTGGGGGATCGACTTGGATACCGAGCAGGTAAAAGTATATTCCCAAGAAGAAGTCCCCCACGACATCTTGGCTAAATTATCGGTACTGTCAATGGTGCAAGATGAACATTATGTCGCAGGTGTAGGCTATCGTTTTTCCGAAAACATTTTTTACATCAGAAACAGTTGACACCACGTGAGCGTATGTGATAACAAGACTTATCGCGTCCTACTACATCCTACTACGGGAAAGGTAGAAATTATATGTTTTGGCCTAGAAGCTATTGACGCGACAGCTTTAGGCCACTATATGAACATACGTGACACACCCGAGTGGGTACAACGAAAGATAGCTGTGCTTATGATGACTAACCATATACCACCGACAGAACCAGTCGAAGGTGTTGGTCAGCGCATAGATGCAAATACCTTTTGGTTGTTCCACGACGAGTAGTGAAACACTACCAATTTCGGGGGCGGGAAACCGCCCTCGTTCGATGCCAGTTACCACGGGAAATACATGACACCAGAAGCTAAAGTAAAAAAGAAAGTTGTCGCTACACTTAAAGAGTTTGGTGCCTACTTCTTTTACCCTGTGACAGGTGGCTACGGGCGCAGCGGTGTGCCTGATGTAGTTGCATGTTACAACGGCTTCTTTGTCGGTATTGAATGTAAAGCTGGCAGCAACAAGCCCACCCCGTTGCAGCAGAAAAACCTTAAAGACATCGCAGCAGCAGGTGGCATTTCGCTGGTTATCAATGAAGATAACCTTTCACAAGTAGGGCAAACCCTACAAACTCTTGGTAATGGAAAACAACAAACATGGCTTTCAAGCAAAAAGAAACCGTAGAACCTTCAGAACAAACACTTAAAATTAGTCAGTTCAAGAAGGGTCGTGTCCGTTTACGGATGGTTGGTACAACACCTCTTTACTTCAACAGCATGAGCGTCAAGACAATGCGCGATCTTGCTGCACCGAAAGAAAAGATCAAAGGTAAGAAGCAGCTAACAGGGATGAAACACGATCCCATAAGAGAGTTCTATGACTCCGCATACAAAAAGGAGTTTGGAGAAACACTACTATGTTTCCCCGCTCCAGGGGTCAAAGCTGCTATGGCTACAGCAGCACTTGAGACAGAAAATGTGTCCAAGGCGTCTGTGCAACGTCTGATCTTTATGCCGCAAACCCACATTCAGATATGGGGTAAGCCGCAGTTAAAGACTGACATAGTTCGCACCGCAGATATTAAACGTACGCCAGACATACGGACACGTTGTTATCTACCGCGTTGGTGCGCAGAGGTTGATATCGCCTATGTTCAACCAACACTCAGCGCCTATGGTATTGTATCACTACTCAGCAATGCGGGTGCAATCATTGGTATCGGTGATTTTCGACAAGAGAAAGGCCGTGGGTCTTATGGCACATTTGTCGTTGGTACATCTGATAGCGGAGATGATTGGACAGACTTTATGCCAGACGGTAGTTCACCACAAAAAGTTTGGGATGAATTGATGCTTGAGGGGCGTGATGTCCAACAGGCAGCGATGAATAATCCTGAGTATGCCGACGATGTTACAGCGGACTTGGTAGAATATGTCAAGTCAGAGATGGGTCGTCGCTTCGATGCGGATGTACAGGACATTGCAGCAGAATAAAGGTTGGGGCAGCAATGCCCCTTCCCCTTTTTGGTCAAGGCGGTCGAGGCGGGGTAAGTTACGGTCGGTTATGTTGAGTTTTGGTTCGGTATGTCGGTCGAGGCGCGGTGTGGAGAGGCACGTAGCGGTCAGGTGGGTTGCGGTCAGGCAAGTCGGTCAAGGCAAGGTAAGGTTGTTACGGCGGGGTTAGGTCAGTTGGGTTACGGCGTGGCGGTCGTGGTAAGTTGCGTTGGGATCGGGCGTGATAGGGCGAGTTGTGGCAGGGCGGTCTAGGCAAGGTGAGTTCTGGTTCGGCGAGTTAAGTTTTGGTGTTTTTTGGCGTGGCGGTCTAGGTATGGTCCGTTCAGTTTGGTTACGGTCAGTCAAGGCGGTCTAGGCGAGGTGTGATGAGTTCGGGAGTGGTTTTGGCATGGTAGGGCGGTCGAGGTGCGGTGCGGTCAGGTTTGTTCTGGTTTCGCGTGGTTCGGTCAGTTACGGCGGTCGGGGCGAGATCCGGTTAGGTCTGTCGCGGTTTGTCGCGGTATGTTAAGGCGGTCGGGGTCCGGTAAGATATGTTTGGGCATGGAGAGTTACGGCGGTCGGGGAACGGTCCGGTATGGACGGGTTCGGCGAGTTGGGGCGCATAAACGGTATGGTCCGGCTTGGTTTTTAATATTAACTTGAAATGGAGAAAATATGAACTTCAAGAAGAGCGATAAGCAGCGGCTTATAAATGAATACGCGGCAGAAACAGGTAGGAATACCCTTGATGTCGCGCAAATACGTGAATGGCTAAAACAAAAACCAGATCACGAATTTTACGATTACGTCTTCGGTGCTTCCGATGACAAAAAGATCGAAGAGTACGAGAAGGATCGGATTGCGGGACTTATTCGCGGACTTCGCATCACTGTTAAACATGAGACAGTGAAAGATGTTAAGGTGCGTATCAAAGTAGCTGATTACCCAGCTTACATTAGTCCCATGAAAGACAGAAAGCACGGGGGCGGGTACATCCCTTTTGATCCTTCAAGTGAAGTTTCGCAACAAGAATTGCGACTGCAAGCTGCACAGGCTTTGGCTGCGTGGTTGGCTAGGTATCGGGGCTGTGTCGAACATGCAGGGCATGACGTTACACCGATGGAACAACTCGTTCATGCGTTGCGCGGCATAGACGACGAAGATGCAGCTTGATAATGTGTCACAAGAACTAGCCCTGTTTCTAAAGGAGATGGGGCTGGTAGAAGAACGGGAAGAACACGTAAGCGTACGTGAAGAATACGTAGCGTGGAAACCAAGTTATGAGGGAGAGGAGCCACCGTTTTGAGTGAAAAACTTACACCTGTTGAAGAAGCACTTTTGCGTCACCTTCGTCGAGAGGTGGACCACTACCAAAACGAAAGTCTAAGGACGCAATTTAAGCACCCGAATGTCAATCAGGATTGGGATCGGGCAAGAAGGGAACTCAAAGAGTTCGTAAAACAACTGCGTATTGCAGGTAAAAATGTCTAGGAGGACATTATGGTTAAACAGAAGAAAGCCGATAAGATTTGGGCGTATAAAATTAAACACCCAAAGGCAACCGCGAAGCAAATTGCAAAGGCAACAAAATCTTCAGAGGCGTATGTATTTATGCTGATGAAGAAAATCGGTACGCCGAAAGAGGTGTTAGAAGCGCCGAAAGAGGAACAGCTTGAACTGCCCTTCGATCCACCGCTGTCAGTTACGCGCACAAGTATTCTCAAAGAAGCTGAGACACTTGTCAGTAAAGATCGTGCCGAGCAGCACGGCGATGCAGAAAGTAACTTTGTATTGATGGCTGCGTACTGGAACGCACATCTTGGGCTGCGTGATTACATAAAAGTCGATGACGTACCAGTCATGTTGGCTTTGATGAAAGTCGCTAGGCTTCACGGAAACAACAAGCACATAGACAACTATGTAGATGTCTGTGGGTACATGGCACTTGGTGGTGAAATAAGTCAAAGATAATGGACGTATACACCTTAGACTTCGAAACGTACTACGACAAAGATTATTCGTTGTCCAAGATGACAACGGAAGAATACGTGCGGGATAGGCGTTTCGAAGTCATTGGCCTTGCAATCAAAAAGAACGACAAGGCTACAAAGTGGATAGTAGATGGGGATCAAGTATCCCGTCTGCTATCATACATAAACTTCTCTGACAGCGCCATCTTATGTCACAACACGATGTTCGATGGTGCTATACTTTCGTGGCGGTACGGCGTGAAGCCAAAGGTGTGGTTTGACACTATGTGCATGTCTCGCGCCCTGCACGGCATCGAAACAAGTGCATCCTTGAAAGCCGTGGCAGAGCGATACGGCGTGGGCGTCAAAGGCACCGAAGTCAACAACGCTAAAGGGAAGCGTCAAACCGATTTCACTGAGCAAGAACTTGCACGGTACGGCGGCTACGCCAAGAACGATGTAGATTTAACCTACAAATTATTCACGATGATGGGGCGTGTGTTTCCCCGACAAGAATTAAAACTGATTGACCTCACGCTGCGGATGTTCATTGAACCCACGTTGGATCTGGACCTTGAGTTATTGGAGCAGCATTTAGAATATGTCAAAGATCGCAAAGATAAACTATTGCGTGACGCAAACGTCACCGACAAGAAAGATCTTATGTCGAACCCTAAGTTTGCGGATCTGCTCAAAGCTATTGGGGTGGAACCCCCGATGAAAATCAGCCCAACAACAAACAAGCAGACGTACGCCTTTGCCAAGTCTGACGAGGGCTTCAAGGCTCTGCAAGAACACGATGATGATCGGGTGCAATCTCTGGTGGCGGCACGTTTGGGTAGCAAAAGTACCTTAGAAGAAACACGTACAGAGAGGTTTATAGATATTTGTAAACGTGGACTGCTTCCGGTCCCCGTAAGATACTACGCCGCGCACACTGGTCGTTGGGGTGGGGCTGACAAGATAAACCTACAAAACCTGCCGAGCCGTGGGCCAAACGCCAAGAAACTAAAGAAGGCACTGATCGCCCCCGAAGGCTGCACTCTGGTAGAGGCAGACAGTTCGCAGATCGAAGCGCGGGTGTTGGCATGGTTCGCAGGGCAAGATGATCTCACAAACGCATTTGCGAAAGGCGAAGATGTATACGTCAAAATGGCGGCACGTATATACAACTGTGAAGAAGAGGACGTCACAAAGGATCAACGGTTCGTTGGTAAGACCACAATCCTTGGCGCAGGTTACGGCATGGGTGCCGAGAAGTTCGGGATGCAGCTAAAGACTTTTGGGTTTGAAGTGTCACCTGACGAAGCCCGTAGGATCATAAGCATCTATCGTGATGCCAACTACAAAATTAGTAAGGTATGGCGCGATGCTCATTACATGGTGCAGCAGCTTGCAAACAAAAGGGCCGCGCAGTTTGGACGTAAAGGTGTGGTGCAGGTTGCAGCGGCAGAAAGTTCGCTGATCATGCCGAGCAAACTAAGCATTATCTATGAGAATTTAGGTAGTGAGCAGGGCGAAAAAGGTCTTGAGTACAGCTATAAAACACGCCGTGGACGCACCAGAATATATGGTGGCAAGGTAATAGAAAACGTGTGCCAAGCACTAGCACGTTGCATCATAGGCGAGCAAATGCTAAGAATAAGTAAGAAATACAAAGTGGTGTTGACGGTACACGACTCGATTGTTTGCTGCGTTCGTGACGAAGAGGTCGATGCAGCGCAAGCATATGTTGAAGAATGTATGCGGTGGACACCCGATTGGGCAGCAGGGCTACCTGTGGACTGCGAAAGCGGCACAGGAAAATCATACGGAGATTGTGAGTGAGTATAGCACCTTGGTCGTTTAGCAAAGCCAAAGCGTTTGAGACGTGTCCGAAGCAGTTCTACCACGAAAAAATATTGAAGGAGTACCCTGTCGAAGAGACAGAAGCCATGCGCTACGGCACTGAGTTCCACAAGG